GAGAAATGCAGGTACATTTTTAACTCCAAATGTAAGTAATAATGGGTACAATAAATTATTTACTTGGAATAGTAGTGGACAGATGACTGTTGAAAATGCAGCTACGTTTAGTGGGAATATTATTTTAGATGGGAGTAATGCTTATGTTAGAGGAAGTACAACAACTGGGTTTTTAGTTAATAGTAATAATGATGCTTCAAATCTATTTGTTGTTTCAAACTCGGGAGCGTTAAGGCTTTTCACTTATGGAGCAGGAGCATTAACAACGGATGCAAGCGGAAACGTAACGGCTACATCGGATGAACGACTAAAAAATATTTCGGGATTTTATACAACTGGGCTTGATGCTTTAAAAAACATTAAACCAATAACTTACAAATGGAAAGAGGAAACAAAACTTGATACTGCAAATTTTTACACTGGATTTTCAGCTCAAAACATTCATAAGAACATTCCACAGGCAGCAGGAAGAATGGCTAATGGAGATTTAACTATTCAAGAAAGACCGATAATGGCTACAATGATAAACGCAATCAATGAGTTAAATGAAAAGATTATAGCACTTAAAGCAGAAATAGATATTTTAAAGAATAAATAAATCATGAAAAAAATAACTATTTCAGGACATTATAAAGTATTATAATAAATGAAAATCAGAGTTTTAGACACCGAATTAAAAGTTGGTAATATTCGTAGAAAAATCAATTCGGTAAATATACTTAGTTTTAAATATTCTTTTTTTTGTGAAGGTGCTGATATTATTTGTCAGATATACGACGATAAAAATTGTATTTGTTTTGAAGAAAATATATTTATAAAAAAAGAGATATTAAAAAATTTAGGAAATAACGATCAAACAATAATTAATGAACTTTTAATTCGATTAGGTTTAAAAGAATATAACATTAATGAACAAGGCGATAAAAAAATAAAAAAATGAATAGTAATTTAATAGCGATTAACTTTTCGGAATATTCCCAGCCTAAATTCGAGGAAAAAAAGAATCAAGATTGGGTATCTTATGGTGCTGATAATAGATTTCCTTTGCATTTATTATCTTTGCTCAATACTTCGGCAAAACATAACGCAATCGTAAATGGAAAAGCTAATTATATCGCTGGTGGTGGTATTGTATTTGATGACGATTCAAAGCAATACTTAGTTGACAAGCCTATCAATAGATCAAAGGAAACAATTAACGACATCTTAGATAAAATTACTTTAGACATTGAAACCTTTGGTGGTTGTTATCTTGAAATAATATATAATCAATTTGGTGATGCGGTTTCTTTGTATCATATAGACTATGCAAAGGTTCGTTCAAATGCTGATAATACTTTTTTTTACATTAGCGAAGAATGGGCAACAAAAGCAAAGCCGACAGATATTCAAGGTATAGCAGCTTTCAATCCTGAAAATCCGACTGGTAAACAAATAATTTATTTAAAAGAGTATAGACCAGGAGTTAACACATACACGCTTCCAACATATCAAGGTGCTTTAAACTATATTGAACTTGATGTTGCAGTTTCCGAATTTCATTTGAACGCTATTCATAACGGAATGATGCCTTCAAAGATGTTATCTTTTAATAATGGCATACCGACCGAAGAAGAACAACGTAAAATTGAGCGTCAAGTAAAAGATAAGTTTAGTGGTGAAAAGAACGCTGGAAAGTTTATAATAAATTTCAATAACGATCCTGCAAAAGCACCGACTGTCATTGACTTATCGGCTTCAGATTTAGATAAGCAGTTTGATATGTTGAATAAAACTATACAACAAGAAATATTTTCTGGTCATCGTATTACTTCAGCTTCTTTATTTGGTATCTCACAAGAAGGTGCTTTAGGTGGTCGTACTGAAATGCGTGACGCTTATGAGATATTCCAAAACACTTATGTAAACGGAAAGCAATTATTCATTGAACGCTGGTTATCTTATATACTACCTTTATTTGGAATCGAAGATGAATTTCATATTAAACACACAGAACCTTTAGTCTTTGAATTTAGCGAAACAATTATTGCAGCTAATATGACACAAGATGAAATTCGTGAAAAGCTTGGTTTACCTATTTTAGAAAGCAAGACCGAATCTTCACAACAAGATGTTATTAACGGAATTAATGCTTTAAGTCCTTTAGTAGCAAACAAAGTTTTAGAATCAATGACACCGAATGAAATACGTGCATTGATAGGCTTAACACCTAAACAAGAAGGCGAAATATTGCCAGACGCAACTTCACAACAATTTAGTCAAGACGATGATGATTTTGCTATTAGTGTTTTTTCTGATTTTGGTGATTCAAAAAGTAATTACAACGTTATCAAATCTCGAAAAGTTCAATTCGATGAAAACTTTGAGCCGATTGCACATCAAGATTTTGCAGAAATAGACATAATAATCACAAATGTACAGTCTGGCATTCTTGATTTATTGCAGAAAAATCCATTAACCACAGTTGATGACATGGTGACTGCTTTAAAAGTTGATAAACAGGTTGTTTTAGGCTCACTGGCGACACTTGAATCAAACAAGCTTATAAGTATTAAGCCGTTCAATGATAATGGTTCTGAAGTCATATCTCGTGAAATAACAGACGAAGGTAAAAAGCAGAAGTCAGCACGTAGACCGATAGCAGATATTCAAATTAAATACAGTTATGAAGTAAGTCCAGGACTTGGTGCAGCAATCATACCAACAACAAGGGCATTTTGTGAAAATCTAATAACTTTAGATCGTATTTATTCACGCAAAGAAATACAAAATATTAGTCAAAGGTTAGGTTATTCCGTATGGCAAAGGCGTGGTGGTTTTTATCATAATCCACGAACAGGCGTAACAACACCATATTGCAGACATCGTTGGGTTGAACAAGTAGTAATTAAAAGAGCATGAGTTTAAATATTTTATTTATAAGCGAAACCACGTTAAAAGACAGATCATTGTTGCAAGACAATGTCGATCCTAAATTGATAAAGCCGACTATCAAACAGGCTCAAGATATGTATATCGAACCGATACTTGGAACTGGTTTATATCAAGAACTTCAACAACAAATTGAAGACGACGACTTGACGCAACTAAATATCACGCTACTTAATTTATACATCACGGATTGTATGTGCTGGTATGTTGCAAGTGAAATGGTTATGTCATTAGGATTTAAATTGACAAATAAAAACGTACTTAGAAAAACAAGCGAAAATTCAAACGACGCTTCAATTTCTGAACTATTTGATTTGATGGAATACTACAAAAACAAAGCTGAATGGTATGCGCAACGTATCACAAACTATCTTTGCGAAAATATTGTTGATTATCCTTTATACAATAATCCAGGCGTAGGTGTTGACACTATTCATCCGAATAATTCAAGCTATTCAACAGGAATGTTTTTAGGTGAAACAGATATAAGATTCAGAAGCTTTTCAGATATGTATCAAAGTCAGTTCGGTGCAATAGGTAGAGATTATAGAGATTAAATGGCAAAGAATTATTCAATCAAAAATGTTTTCAAATTGAAAACTTATTTAACATCGGTAAAGAATGACACTAAAGGAAGTAAGAAGTCTGTTAAATAATTTAGCAGACGATCATAAGCAAATAAATGACTTCGGTTGGGGCGATGTTTGGGAACTCGGTGAAAGTCAATCAATCACTTATCCTTTAATGTATTGCACAATTCAAAATTCAAACGTAACTGGCAAAACTTTTAATTTATCTTTATCTATTTTATTTTGTGATTTAGTTTTCGGCGACAATAAAAACGTAGATGATGTCATAAGCGATCAAATGCTAATTTGTCAAGACATAATTGCACAATTAAGAAGCGATACTTTTGAATTTACGCTTGGCAACTCTGTCAATGTCAACTTTTTTAATGAGCGTTTGTCTGATCTCGTTGCTGGAGTTCAAGCTAGCATCACATTAGCTTTACCATATGTAGCCGATAGGTGTGCCGTTCCTTCTGATTTTCCTTTGATTGACGGAATATGACACAGAAGGAAAGTATAACATTGGAACGAGTATTTGACGAATTACGTATATTATCTCACAAGGTTCAAAATATTGAAGATGCTATTCTTGGAAGTGATTACTTTGGCGAAGGTATCAAAAAGCAGACTGCTAAAAATTCAACAGAAATCTTAGATATACAAAATAAATTCAAATACGTTTATTATACTATTATCGGTGTCGGTATCACTGGCGGATGGCAACTTTCAGAAATCATAAAAAAGATTTTTCCTGCTATTTTTTAACATTCATTTAATTTTAAATTAATCTTTTTATGTTTGTTTAACCAAACAAAAAAAAATTATGTATAGACCACGACTAAACTCTAATGAATATGACTTAATCAAGTCATTCAGAAATTCAAATGTTGTCGGAATTATTGGTGATCGACACGCACCATTCACACACCCAGATTACTTTGCTTTTGTTTATGAAGTATTTAATAAGTTTCAAGTTTCGACTGTTGTGGATATTGGCGACGATACTGATTTCCATGCTATTAGTTATCATGAATCTGATCCTGATGGTGAATCTGCTGGCAATGAATTAGAACTTGCAAAACGTGATCATGTTAAATGGCATGAAGCGTTTCCGAATGTGTACGGATGCATAGGCAATCATTCAAGTTTACCAACAAGAAAACTTCAAACGGCTGGACTTCCAAAATCAATGTTCAAGACATATAATGAAATGCTTGGTTATCCCGACGGCTGGAAGTGGGCATACAGTCACGAAATAGATAACACGATTTATATTCATGGAACTGGATCGAGTGGGGCACAAGGTGCAATTAATCGGGCAAGGGATAATCGTCAATCAACTGTAATTGGACATATTCATTCATTCGCTGGGGTAAATTATTCCGCTTCAGATCGTGATATAATATTCGGTATGAATGTCGGGTGTGGTATTGATGTGCGTTCTTATGCTATGGCATACGGCAAAGTATATGCAAAGAAACCAACGCTTGGTTGTGGTATTGTAATTGACGGAAAAACTGCTATATTTATACCAATGAATTTAGGCAGTAAAATAGAATGGTTATGATAAACATGCAGATACTTGAAGAAAAGGCAATCGAAAACAAAAAGATAAAAGGATTAATGAAGCTAAAAATTCTAAAAGAAGCAGAACTTGATGTAATAGTTAAAGAACTACGTAAATTAATACAGAAATGAAAAGAATACCAGGAATACATTATGAACTTATTGAAGAAAAAACAAATAGTCCAATAGCTGATTTTGTTAAATCAAGTAAAAGAGTATTTGAAAGTGGAAGCCAACGTGATGACGACGCAAATAAACCACTTGTAAATCATTTAGATGCTTATGTTCGTTTGCGATTTGGCTATCTTTTACGAATGGGTGCTAATAAATACGAAAAAAACAACTGGCAGAAAGGACAACCAACCGAAGCAGCACTTGAAAGCTTACATAGGCACTTAGCAAAGTACGAATTAGGCGACAATAGTGAAGATCATTTAGCTTGTATTATATTTAATATTCAGCTGATAATGAAAAACGAACAAAAAGAAGGAATTAAAATAGATGAATATTATGAAAATCAAGGTAGTTAGGGAATTTTTTAGCGAAACCGAAACGCTTGGAACAATGTACGTAAATGATGTGTTCTTTTGTTATACGCTTGAAGATTATGATCGTAAATTAAAGCAATCACAAGATGTTGCATTTATCAAAAATATTAAGATAGCAAAACGCACCGCTTTACCTGCTGGTGAATATCGTCTTATCTTGTCATTAAGTAACCGCTTTCAAAGATTAATGCCTGAAGTGTTGAACGTGAAAGGATTTGCAGGTATTCGTATTCATGGTGGTAATACTCATGAAAATACAGAAGGTTGTATTTTAGTCGCTAAAAATAGATTTGTAGACAAAGTATCTACATTCGGCAAAATACGAAATTGGATTCAAGGCACGATGGAAGTTCAATTAATTAAAGAGATTCAAAAAGCATTAAATAAAAATGAAACTATTGAATTGCACGTTGGTTAATGATTTTATATTTATGAGTATGTCAAGGCTCAAAAAAAGATATAGTTCACCAACACCGAAAATATTTAGAAAAATAGGTGATTCGCTACTCGCTTCGTCTACTTTGGTAGCTGGTTTCTCAATGTATGCAGGATTTGAATGGGTTGCAATGATAGCAGTATCGTGTGGCGTGATAGGAAAGTTTCTAACGAATTTTACGACAGAAGATGACAAGTAATAAGGCTTTAATATTATCATTCGTTATATCGCTTCTAATTGCGTCGTGTGCAAGTTCACGATTTAGTGAAACGATCACAGTAAAAGACACGATTATAATTCCAGCAAAGATTCAACTTGATACTTTGGTGTTATTCAAAGATTCAATCGTCACGATCCACGACACTACTGGTCAGATGACAATCACGATTCAAAAGTTTCGTGATAAGTATATAAAGGTGCAAGGAATTTGTAAGCCTAAACAAATAATTATTCCAATTACTAAAACAATTACTAAAACAAAACAAGTCATTGTTAAAAACTATGTCTATAAAAAACTATTTTTTGTATTATTTTTGTTTGTCGGTAGTTATGTAATCTATAAAAGATTAAATTAAATTTTTCATTTTTGTTTGTGTGTTAATTACAGGTGGTCATTAATTTGATCACCTGTTTTTATTTATGACAATTCTATGACAAATCTTTTAATTAATCATATTACATTTGAATATGAAAGAAAAAGCATTTGAATTTTTTGATAGCTTAAAAGCTGGTGATATAATTAGCATTAAAGAGATAGCGAAAAACGATCCTGAAGCTTTCAAGCAATATATAAAGGATTACATCGACGCTGGTGGTTTTATAACAGTATCACCAGACTGGCGAAAATTCAGAAAAGATAACAATCCTAACGATTTTAAAGTACACACAATTTAAAACAAAAAGCATGATTACAAAAGTAAAACTATTGGCGAATCCACAAGGGATTGAAGCCGAAACAAAAGGCAGATTTGGTGTAATATCAAAACGATATTTTAAATTTGCATTGATTGAATTTATTAATGAGTTCGATCAAGAAGAAGAATGGTATTTTGAAAACAATGAATTTGTAATTTTATAAAAAACGACATGAAAAATTTAATCGACAAGCTTGTAATAATACAAGGCACTTTGAAAGCACCGAAAAATCAAACTAATAATTTCGGTAAGTACAAATACAGATCGTGTGAAGATATTCTTGAAGCGTTAAAGCCACACCTGACAACGCATAATCTTTATTTATCAATATCGGATGAACTCGTTAATCTTGGTGATCGGTACTATGTTAAAGCAACTGTTACAATAACCGACGCAAAAGATAGTTTGACAGTTTCAGCATTTGCACGTGAAGAAGAAAGTAAAAAAGGAATGGATGGTTCACAAGTCACTGGCACAAGTTCTTCTTATGCTCGTAAATACGCACTAAATGGAATGTTTGCAATTGATGACACTAAAGATTCAGACGCAACTAACACAGGCGAAAAAGAAATAAAAGCAAGTGCTGAAATGGAACTTCAAATGACTAACTTATTAAATGTAGCTTTAGCAGAAATTAAAGTAGTTGATACTTTAGACAAATTGAAAAATATTTGGGTATGTTATCCAATGTTGCAAAATGTAATTAATTTTAAAGAATCAATAAATAATCGTAAATTAGATTTCAAATAAAAACCAATGTCAGAAGAAGCAAAAAAAGAAAGCTGGGGAGCGTGGAAACGCACAACCGCAAAAGGTGAAGTAATTAATTTCACCTTAAACGATGTTAAATATTCAATGTGGGCGAATAGCTACAAAACTGAAGAAAAGCATCCAGACTTTAAGATTTACGTAAATGATTACGTAGCACCAGTAACAGAACAATTAACAGAAGTAAAAACAGATTTACCATTTTAAAATTATGACAGAAAACGAAGCATTGAACATACTTGTTCAAGTTGCCTTAAAGGCTCAAAGTGTAGGTGCATTGAAATTAGAAGAAAGCGTGTTGGTAAAACAAGCGATTGACACATTCACACCACCAACATTAGCTGATCAAGAATCAGAACCAGGCAAAACAAAGAAGCTGAAGCCAGTCACAACCGAAGAAGCATTTTAATTTTAATAGGGTAGCTTAAAAACTACCCTTTTTTTATACGAACATGAACGACACGACAAAAAAATTGATTCGATACGCTGCAGAACTTTATGAAAGTAAAACAATCCCAGCCGAAAATATTTATGATCTTTTATTAAATTCGGTTACTCGCAAAAAAGAAGTGACTAAAACACGACAATTAGTTTCCTACTTTTTATATAACCATTACGAAATGACTTTATGTGATATTAGTAAAGAATTTAGACTTGCAAATCATACGTCAATACTATACGCAGTAAATGAGGTGTATTTTAGCTTACGTACCGATAAAAGAATGAGGTATCGACATGATTATATGCTTGACAAAATAAATGGCTTACAACGCTTTATATTGCGTCCTACGACTATACTAAAAACAGAGTTGTCAAATGCTGATAAACAATTTATTGAAGATACTTTAAATAAAAAATATTCAATTAGTTATTATTCAGATGTGTTAAGCAAAAATAAAGGAATAATTAAATCTTTTTTGAAAGTTTTAAACATAAATTCAAAAAAAAGTAATACATTGCACCGAGTTAATTTACCAAAGTTTACAAATACTGCTATTGATTACTAATGAAAACATTTATAGTTTATGGAAGATCAAATAAATTAGTTGTTAAATCAACTTCTAAATCTTCAGCTAAACGTAGATTTTCAAATCAATATCCATTCGACAAAGTTATTTACACGCAAACAAAAACAAGATGAAATATTTTTTACACGATACGGCAAGTTTTGAAGATGAAAAGATTTCAGAACTATTCATAAATTTTGGATATGAAGGTCTTGGATTGTTTTATACTTTGATCGAAAAAATGGCACGACAAGAAAAGCCTATCAAAACTTCGGTATTAAAACATCAATGTAAAGTCGGCAAACGACTTGAAAAGTGCTGGTCATTTCTTGAAGAAATAGACTTAATATCTTCAAACAATGGTGAAACTTTCAACAAACAATTGCTAAACTTTAGTGAAAAGTATCAGATAAAAAAAGAAAAAAACGCAAAACGAATTTCAGAGTGGCGTGATAAACAAGCAGTTACGGAAAATGTAACGCATTCAGAACGCTCGTGTAACAGTCCTAAAGTAAAGAAAAGTAAAGTAAATGTATATATGCCCGAAGTTGATGAAGTGATTAAATACTTTTTAGACAATGGATTTAAAGCAGAAGCTGCACGTAACGCTTGGAAGTATTATGATGAATCAAGCTGGATTGATAGCAACGGCAAGAAGGTTTTGAATTGGAAGCAGAAGATGCGTGGCGTTTGGTTTCGAGATGAAAATAAAATAAACACAGGAAGTTTAAATTTTAATATACCAGTTAATTAACTATATTTAAAAAAACAAACAACATGAAAAAAGAAACAATAAAATTTGATTTTAATACAATACAAGATTTTGACAATCATATTTTAAAATCAATTCCCAGTTACGACATTATGATGAAAACTATTTATTCAATGTCAGAATACTTTATAACAAAAGATACCAATATTTATGACTTAGGGTGTTCAACAGGTAAACTTTTAAAATCAATTCCCTATAATAATTTAAAAATAGGTTATGATAATGCAAAGATAATGCCTGAAAAAGATGATAATATACACTTTTCAATTGTTGATCTTAATAGTTATTTTGAAATACAAAATGCTTGTTTAATTTATTCAATATTTACAATGCAATTCCTTAACAAAATGAGCAGAAAAGATTTTTGTAAAAATGTTTATGATGGTTTAAATACAGGAGGTGCTTTTATTTTATGTGAAAAGGTTTATCAAGAAATTGGAATTATGCAAGAAATACTTGCCTTTAGTCATTATGATTATAAATGCAACAATTTTACAGAAGAAGAAATAATAAAAAAAGAAAGAGATTTAAGATATATAATGAAACCGAACACACTTCAGCAGAATTTAGATTTATTAAAATTAGCAGGTTTTAAAAATATCACTACTTTTTGGCAATCTTATAATTTCATCGGCATTATCGCAATAAAATAAAAAATTATGAATCCATTTATTTACAATTTGGACTTTGTTAAAGAACAATCTTCAAAAGAATTATTTAATGTTGTTAGCTTGTTTGCTGGTGGTGGCGGTTCTTCAACTGGTTACAGATTGGCAGGCGGTAAAGTTTTAGCAATAAATGAATTTATACCTGCTGCACAAGATGCTTATGCTATCAATTATCCTGAAACATATATTTTTAAGCAAGATATAAGAGATTTAACAGGGCAAATGGTACTTAATCAAATAGGCTTTAAAAAAGGTGAACTTGATATTTTAGATGGCTCACCACCTTGCAGTAGTTTTTCAATGGCTGGATTAAGAGAAAAAGGCTGGGGCGTCGAAAAAAAGTATTCAGATTCTTCACAAAGGACAGATGATTTATTTTTTGAATTTGCAAGAATATTAAAAGAGGTGCAACCAAAAGTTTTTATTTGCGAAAATGTAAAAGGAATAACTATGGGCGAAGCTTCTAATTTATTAGGGAGTGAACAAATAAATATTTTTGGTGAAGAAAAAAATACAATATTTCATACATTAGTAGATTGTGGTTATAATGTCAGATATAAGGTTTTAAATGCTAAAAACTTTTTAGTTCCACAAAGCAGAGAAAGAACTATTTTTATAGGTGTTAGAAAAGATATAAAAAAACAAATTACTTTTCCAATCACAAAAAATGAACAAATAACTATTGGTGAAGCATTGCCTTGGATTAAAAGAATTTCCGCAAAGAAAAAATGTTTTAATGAAACAGAGTTAAGAACAATTGAAAAACACGAAGTTTGTTCAACTATTTCTTCAGATGGTTTGTTTGCATCAAGGAGACATTTTATAGAATTAGATAATGAATTTAAAAACCTTAGTAAAGAACAAGAAAGAGTTTATGAATTACAATTATCTGGTGAATCAATGAAGGCTTGTGGCGATAGAATAGGGGAAAGAATTAGTGGTATGACACGCATAAAATTAGATGAAAACAAACCTTGTAGCACAGTATTAACTGCACCTGAATTATGGCATCCTTTTGAAAAAAGAACACTTTCAATTGGTGAATTAAAAATAATATGTAGTTTTCCTTATGATTACTATTGTGGAAATACATTTTCAAATAAATGGGAAAGACTTGGTAGAGCAGTTCCACCACTAATGATGAAATCCGTTGCAGATCATGTTTATAAAACAATATTATCATAAAATTTAAGTATATTTACACAAACGACAAACAAAATGATAAAAAACCTTTTACAAATGGAAAGTGAAATACTTGCTTTCCACAAGTCAGGAATACAAAGAGGTGAATACGTAGGCTTTGAAAGTCTCGATGCATTATACACAAAGAAGAAAGGTTCAATGACTTTTATACTTGCGTCACCACATTCAGGCAAGACTGAATTCAATCTCGAATTACTTTTAAACTTATCAATCAAGCACAATGAAAGACACGTAATATTTTCACCTGAAACTGGTGATTATAAAGACCTTGCAAAAGAACTAATATCAAAATATGTTAGAAAACCATTTTTCGATAATGATGTAAATGGATGCACAGAAGCAGATATATATAATGCTATTGGATTTTTAAATGATAAATTCTTTATAGTTGATAACGATGAAAATTCATTTAGTTTTGATGATATAATAAATCAGACAAAGATTTTAGAAACCGAAAATCGTATAAAGATTGACAACATCTTATTCGATCCTTACAATGAAGTAAAGCACAACATGAGTGAGTTTGGAAGTCGGCAAGACTTATATATTGAAGATGCAGTTGGGAAACTTAGACGCTACGCAAAGAAAGAAAACAAGCATATCTTTATTTGTATGCACCCACAAGACCAGCAACCGATTACCGAAAACGGAGTAACTTACTACCCGCCACCGCATCCAAGACAATCGGCAGGTGGTCAATCGTTCTTTCGTAAAGCTATGGTATTTATAATATTGTGGCGACCACCAGTCGGGTTTAACGATAAAGATGGACAACCATATAAAGAAAATGAAACTCATGTAATTATTGCAAAAGCAAAGCCAAAAGGTTCTGCTAAATTAGGAATGTGTAAATTATTTTGGGATTGGAAAAAGAACAGGTTTTATGAAATCATTGACGGAGTTGTTTATTTTGGTCTTGAATACGAAGCTAAAAAGAAATTAAACATCGAACCTGGAAACGTTTCAGTTTTAAATAATACATTTGGTAAAGACTTTGATTTTTAAGCTATGGACTATAAAAAACTAATAATCGAATTACAACAAAAAAATGATGCTTATCGTTTCTTTGACGAAGAAAGACTTAATCTTTTAAAGATAAGTTTAGACTTGCAAATCGCAAATCGAAATCTTGACGATCTTAAAGGCTTCGATTCAAACATTGCCGATGCTCAAATGATTGTGTATTTAGCAAAGGATAATTTTAGCAAGATGTTTGCAAAATATGAACTTGCAGCGATTGAAATGGAAATGATACGAATGCAAATCGGAACTTTGCTTTTGTACGTGCAAGATTTGGAAAAAGAAATCGTTAAATTAAATTCAAGTCTTTGAAAAATTCTGAAGACATTGTTCAACTTGCAATAGTTACTTATTTAAAATTACAATACCCACAAGTTAGGTTTATGGCAAACTATTTAAGCGGTGCAAGGTTGCCAATTTACTTAGCTAAGAAAGCAAAACGATTAGGTCAAGCTGGGCAAGGCACACCAGACTTATTTATCTTCTATAAAAATGATAAATATTCGATGCTTGTATTGGAATTGAAAGCTGATAATTCAAATCCATTTAAGCTTAACGGAATGTTAAAAACTAATGAGCATTTAATAAAACAAAGCGAGTATATTACGTACTTAAATACACAAGGTGCTTATGCTTCATTTTCAACAGGTGTAAGCGAAACAATTGAATTGATTGATAAGTATATGCAAAATGAATTATAATACGATTATAAGCGATTATTACACGAATAAAGATATAATCAATTTCTTTAAGAATATCGCTGGTGAATGGTGGGAAGAATTACGGCAAGATGTATTTCTAACTATTTGTGAATACGATCATGCAAAGATTGAAGATATGGCAGAGCGTAAATGCTTAAAATTCTTTATTGTACGTATCGGATTAAATCAATTTCGGTCTAAAAATTCAAAGTTTTATTATCAGAACTTTAAAAATCAAAGATTATCGGATAACATTATAGACGATGAACTAATTGAAAATAGCGATCATATATTATTTGCAAATCATTTGTTTGAATTACAAGACGAAAACGCTTATGACAAGATCGAAGCAAAGATTCAAGCAGTCGAAAAGACTATTGATGACTTGCGATTCTTTGAATGTGAAGTACTTAAATTATATTTACAATTAGGAACTTACAAAAACGTATCAATAAAAACTGGTATTCCGATTCGTACAATCGCAAATGGTGTAAAAAATGCAATTAAAAACGTTAAACTAAATTTAAATTATCATGAATGAGATTTTATTAATTATCGGTTCTGCTTGTGTAGGATTTAGCTTTGCCGAAGTATCAATGATTCCGCAAATGTTTGCCGTCTGGTTATGTGATGAATTCGATATTGGTAGAAAAATTCCTGGTTATGATTATGTTCGCAAACCATATCGTTTAAAACCTTTCGATTGCGGATATTGCTTATCGTTCTGGGTAGCTTTTTTATCAGCTTTATATTTTAACTATGGCATAGTAGCTTCTTTAATTATAGCATTCACTTCAAGCGTTGCTTCTATACTTATAAAAAAACTTGTATGAACTATTTAAACAAAACAATACTCGATAATCATAACCAGCATTGGCATACATTGCGTGACGCTGGATTTATTAAAAATTTAAATAAATCGGTAGTCGAAGAACTTGAAAAAGTTTATAACGAAGAAGTAGACGCTAATTTTAAAGTAAATAAATGGTGTATGTCTTGCGTGTCTGAAATGATTGAAAGATTATATTTATTAACTAAATACGATTCTTTGCCTAATGATATTTCACATTTTAAAGAAAGCATACAAGCGACTGAAATTGACTTTTCAATCAATGCGGTATTGACTAATAATTTCGATCCAGATAATGTAAAAAAAGAACTACCTAAAAAACGTGGTCGTAAATCAAAAAAATAATGGCTGAAGAAAAAACAAGCGAATCAAAAGAAAAGATTCAAAACTTAGATACTATCATGGTTATGCTTGAAATACTTCAAATGCTTGACGATGTCGATTTGTTAGGCAACTCCGTTCCGATGAAAATAAAGGTAATTAATAAAATAGACTTGTTAATTGATAAAGTATGATTGAGAAAGTAAAGATTGGTGAAGTTAAATCTAATCCAAACAATCCACGATTAATTAAAGACGATAAGTTTAGAAAGCTTGTCAAGTCTATTAATGAGTTTCCAGAAATGTTACAACTCCGACCAATCATTGTTAATAATGATATGATTACACTTGGCGGTAATATGCGTTTAAAAGCGTGTAACGAAGCTGGACTTAAAGAAGTGTATATTATCAAGGCTTCTAATTTAAACGAAGCACAACAAGCCGAATTCATTATCAAAGACAACATAGGCTTTGGCGAATGGGACTGGGATATAATCGCTAATCAATACGATGAAGATGAACTTAATGGCTGGGGTTTAGACTTACCGATATTTGAATCAGAATCAGTTGATGAATTACAAGATGAAAATTATATCAAGATTTCAATCGAAGCGACTAACAACGCATTTATAGAAATGAACGAAAAGCTTCAAAACATTTGTGACGAATATTCTGCAATAATGAAAGTAAATTGAAGAAGCATACTAAATTATATTTGCAATTCTTTAGATTCGATGAATCAGATTTTATACCTTGCGAACTCTGCAATAAAGAAGCAAATGACATACATCATATTGAATGTCGTGGAATGGGTGGTACTAAGAAAGCTGATCACATTGAAAACTTACAAGCATTATGTAGATCATGTCATTTAGAATATGGAGATAAAAAACAACATAAAGAATATTTGAAAACAATACACAATTTAAAAATAAAAGAATTAATTTATGGAAATCATTAAAAAAATTATTTACTACTCATTCATGGGTACTGCACTTACATTTATAGTATTAAGTATTTATTCATTTATTAAATATATGTAACATGGCAGATATTACAATGTGTTCAGGTGAGGGATGCGATCAAAAATTAAATTGTCATAGGTTTACGGCAAATAAATCAGGTTGGCAGGCATGGTTTACCGAAGTACCTTTAAAAAATGGTAAGTGTAAAATGTTTTGGGATAATAAATCAGAGCAGACTTATATGAGTTTAAAAGATTTTTTCAATATTAAATAAACAAGTGAAAAACAAGTATGGCATTCCCAAATAAAGAAGCACAATTCAAGAAAGGTCAGTCAGGTAATTTAAATGGCAGACCGAGAAAGTACGTTTCCGAATTACGTGAACAAGGATATAAAGTTAGCGAAGTAAACGATGCTATCCAGGTGTTGATGTCAATGACGCTTGAAGAATTGAAAGAAGTATATACGAATCCAAAAGCTACTGTTTTAGAAAAAACTATTGCTGGAGCAATAAGAAAGTCAATCGAAAAAGGAAGCTTATATTCAATTGAAACATTATTAACTCGTGTATTTGGTAAGCCTAAAGAACAAATGGATTTAAACGCTTCAGGTGGATTTAAAATCGAAGTGACATATAAAGATGCAGACGATACGAATTGATCTGCCGAGACCGCATACAGGTCAGCGTAAAGTATTAGGAAGCAAAGCACGTTTTCGGGTTTTGATGTGTGGTCGTCGCTGGGGAAAAACATTGATTAGTAAACAATACACAATAACGGAAGCACTCGATTGTAAATTAAATGCTTACATCACACCTACTTACTCACTCGCTAAAGTATTCTTTGACGAAATTGCAAAAATAATACCAGCAGAGGTTGCAACGGCAAACAAGTCTGATTTGGTTTTTAAGTTTGTTACTGGTGGTGAAATACGATTCTTCACAGGTGAACGCTTAGACAATCTTAGAGGTCATAAATTTCACAACGTAATCATTGACGAAGCTTGTTATATACCTAACTTAGAAGAAGCTTGGAATAACGCAATAAGACCAACGCTAACAGACTATCAAGGTCGTGCCTTGTTTATATCAACACCACGAGGTAAAGACTTCTTTTATCGCTTGTATTTGCGTAATGGCGAAAAGGATTTTGAATCATTTAAATATACAACTTATGACAACCCTTTTATTTTTAATGAAGAAATTGACGATGCTAAAGCTTCGTTACCTTCGGCGGTATTTGAACAAGAGTACATGGCGAATCCTATGGAAAACGCAGCTAATCCGTTTGGCATGGATTTTATACGTGGAAATATTCAAAAAATATCCAATAACAGTCCTATGTGTTACGGCATTGATCTTGCTAAATCTTATGATCATTCCGTTATTATTGGTCTTGATGTCAATGGTTGCGTTTGTTACTATGATCGTTTCCAGCTTGATTGGTCTGCTACAAAAGAAAAGATAAAACGTTTAGATAAAGTTCCAAAGGTTATTGATGCGACTGGTGTAGGCGATCCGATAGTTGAAGACTTGCAACGTGATGACTACATGATCGAAGGATTTAAGTTTACACCTCAATCAAAGCAACAGTTGATTGAAGGCTTGGTGATAGCAATTCAGCAAGGCTTGATTAAATATCCTGAAGGTTCAATAGTGGATGAATTAAGCTTATTTGAATATGTTTATAGTAAAATAGGTGTTAAGTATTCAGCACCAGTTGGAATGCATGATGATGCAGTATGTTCATTAGCACTTGCCTGGCGTGGTTTTATTCAAGGTAGAACATTAGGTCAATACGCTTTAATTTAATTATTTTCTTTTATGACAATTCTATGACAATTAGTATATTAAACTGTATTACATTTGAATATGCAATTCAATAAAGGGTTGCACAAAACTTGCAAATCATGAAAGCTTTAGTAAACACACAAAACTTATCTGACACAAACGAATTAAAATTCAAAATGTTTTCAACTCCAATGTCAACTAATTGGATTGATGTTTATTACAAAGGTCAAAGAATTGCTATAATAAACGGATTGTCATCTTCTTTACAATGGACTGCAAAAAATGGTTCAAACATTCCATTAAGATTAATAAATAAATTAGAAAATTATTGCAAAAGAAATTTAATAACGAACTAACATTCCAGTTCCAGCAAGGCTGGCATCGTGTAACTGCTGTTATAAGCATACCACTTAATATAATTTTAAAAAAAATCAAATGAAAAACATTATTGTAATACACGAAAAAGATAAAAGCGATAACGATAGAAGTGTTATCGGAGTAGCAACATCAAGAGCAAAAGCATTAGAAATGATGGATGAATACTACGGAAAAGGCGACCACGTAATGACGGACTTTAAAGATATTAGAGAAAACAATTTAGATTTTAGTTGCAAAATTGAAGTACAAGGAGGTTATGGTGGTTTCTATGAAATATGGGGCGAAGATTTTTGCATTGATAGTATCTAACACGAGCGACTCCCACGGTTGCTTATAACAAAATAATTCCCCCAGTTCCGCAAGTCTGGCGGAATCTGCCACCGCAACGCTCACAAGGTTTGTGGTTTTGGCGGTATAAGACAAATATATTCAATTTTATTATTTATTATAGTTTATAACTTAACACATTAAAGTAAAATAGTCAGGTGGCGGAATTGGCAGACGCATACTTGTTGGTTTTAAGGTTAAAACATGATGATCACATGGGGTAGTTCCACGCATTGTAATGTAATAAAGAAAAATACCCACCATGCAGGTTCGAATCCTGCCCTGACTACTAATTAAACGAATTAACATCATGAAACTAACCACCGATAAAATAATCAAAGAATTGAAATTAATGGGATGGGGAAATTGGGAAATGGAATCATCTATTAATATCACATTGATTAAGGATGTATTAAAAATCGTTCACAAAGCTAATAATATAAAGAAATAGAAAAGTTATAACCCCTAAACAATAATAATGGAAAAGACAATAAGAGATGAAATGGAAGGCGATATGTTTGATGGATGTATGCCAGTAGGAGAAATTGAATCATGCCTAAACCATTGGAGTAATAAGTATGAGATAGTTAGAAAGCCCCAACTCACCCAACTTAAGGCAGAGAATGGGAGCTTTGGTGGGTATATCACTGCAATGGCAGATACCACTTTTATTATTAATTACTAACCCATAAAGAAAGATGAAAGCAGAAATAGCCATAGAAATATCAAATAAAAACGGATGCACATTTGTTGAAGGAACTACCTCAGAACATTGGATTAGAGCCATGCACGAATACGCAAGAATACAGATTGAAAACGATAGGCGAGAAACAAAGCGATTAATGAATGATAAGCTAAAAGACTTTGAAGGTCTTAATCCTGAGATTGAGGATATAATTGATAGAGATGTAATTTTTGAATCATATAATAACACCCCCATAATCTTAGACTAACGCCTTGTAATAATGTAAAATCAATAGCCGTATTGGCTTGTAAAACTTATAATTAAACTGAATTGAAAATGCTTATTACTAAAGAACAACTCGAAGCTATGCTTAGAATGTATATCAAAGAAAAGCATAATGCCGATGAATGCATAGGCTTCATTGATGGAATGAATGCAATATTAGAATTATTATTAAAAGCTACTAAATTAAACATCGATTTATCGGATAAATAATAAAGCTAATAAGTTATATTTAATACAAAGATCATAAATATTAACATTTATGAATCATTAATAATACAATGACAGGTGGTGAAATTGGCAGACACGCTATCTTGTCCCGATAGTGATAGTAATATCTTGGAGGTTCGAATCCTTCCTTGTCAGCGAAGAAATGGTAATCTTCCTAAATGGCATCCAGTCCGTTAATCTGGAGAACTTGCTTGACATTCGGAAAGACGATAATAAATGGCTTATCAGAAATGGTAAGTCATTTTTTTATTTAATTATATTTAAAGTATATGAAGAATTGGAATACGATTACGATTGAAGATTATCAACTGATTTACGGAATCATTAACGATCACGTTTTAAATGATTTCGAAAAAGAAGTAAAGCTTATTTCAATAGTAAATGAACTCACAGAAGCACAAGTTGATGTTATGCCTATTGATGAATTCAAGAAGCTTAAACATACGCTTGATTTTTTGCACAATGGTAAGATTGAAGGAACTTTAAAGCAATACTTGACAATTAACAAGGTAAAATATAAAATGTCCTTAGATGCGTTTAAATTAAGCTATGGGCAATATGTAGATATTACAACCTTTATGGCTGGTGATAACGCAATGATTGAAAACTTGCACTTAATTATGGCTTCACTTTCAATGCCTATTAAAACTAACTGGATCGGCAAAGAAACTGTTATGAATTATGGAAGTAAACCGCATAATGAGATTTCAAACGATATGCTTAAATGTAACTTTGCAGATTGCTATCATACCAGCGTTTTTTTTTTGAAACTTATAAACGACTTAATAAAAGCTATCGGGGTTTATTCGGTCAAGCAAGTTTTGAAGGACAAGAAAGCGACGAAGGAGAAACTTCGGGAAATACTAAAACCTTTGCAGAACAATGGGGATGGGTTTACAACGCTGAACTTATTGCAAGATTTGAAAGGGTGAAGTTAGACGATGTTTGGAATATCAATATTATTCAGGCTTTAAATTCTTTGTCATATTTAAAAGATAAAAAAGCAAACGAAAACGAACAGATTGAAAAAATGAGAAAGTAATGGCAGAACCATTTAGCAGTTTATCAACTTCGATAACATTCAATGAAATTGAAGATATACTTGTCAAGTATGCAACCCGAATAGCTTTAGATGCTGAAAAGAATCTGCGATCAAATAAGAATGGCAAGGATTCAAACGCTTCGGGTAGTCTTTCTGATAGTATAAGAGTTTCACCAGTTGAATATTTCGGTAGCAATTATTCGATTGAAATTTCAATGAATGATTATTGGCAATGGGTGAACGATGGCAGACGGGCAGGAAAGCGACCACCAGTATCAAAGATAATTCAATGGATAAAAGATAAACAATTACGTTTAGATGATAAAGGCGTAACGAAGCGAGGTTATAAGCGTCAAGGTACTTTAATAAGTTCAAGTAAGAAGAAGGTCAAGATGGGAAACAAACAGGTTTCTATTCTTGAAGCGACGGCTTATAAGATAGCTGCTAAGATTGGTAAATACGGAACTAAAGGTACTGATTTTTTAACCGATGCGATTGATGACAATACGCAAGGATTGATAAAAGAATTAAAACAAGCAGGAAAAAAAGATATTATAATTCAAATAAAACGATAATGGCAATAAGTTATATTCAGACACCGCAACTTTGGACACCGATAAATAACGACATGATTTATTATGTGCAAACAAATAGTGTTATTTCGGTTCTTTATTTAGAAGTCCATGTTCAATCAACAATGATCGGTCGTGTTAAGCTGGTCGTGAATGACGAAGGTTTCGCTTATTGCGATGTTAAACAGTTTTTATTTTCGTTTATAAAAAATGAACAAATGTTCTTTGAATATGACGTATTTTGGAACGCACTGAACGATTTAAGTTATTATGTGAACTATCAGATCAAATGTTTTGAAACTATCGGTGGAACGGCTTATAATGATTCAGTGAAGTATGCATTCAATGGGCAAGTATCTTTTGTAGATTTTGTTGAATTTAACCAGCCTGAATTTACAACTACCGATTTAGATACTAAGTTTTTAACAAGTTCACCACGAATATTAACAAGTGATTATAATCGTACTAATTTTTTAAGTTATATTAACGGCACAGAACCAGCAACTAAAGTGCTTGTAAAACTTTATGAATCAAATGCAAGTATTCCGACGGCAGTTTATGAATTTGCTATTCCTGATTTAACTGCTTTAGCTGGAATTATTGCAATAAGCAAAGAAGCATTTGGCTCTGACTTTATTTATTGGGAAGATGTTAGTGAAGCATGGGAAACAGTCGCTTCAACGTGGGAAACTTTAGGTGGTTATTTAATTAATCCATACGTAACTGCTATTGAAATTACTTTGATTGATGACATAGGAACTGAAGTTTCAGAAACTTTCAAATTTACGTTTGATGACTATTGTTCAAAATACGAAAAAACAAATGTTTATTGGCAGAACTCACTTGGTGGATTTGATTCATATACTTTTAATTTAGTCAAACGTAATCGTTATGATATTGATCGCAAAAATATACAGTCATATCCTTACAACTTTACGAATGTAGGCTATTCACAACATACGAATAATGTTTTCAACTTATCAAATCAAAATTATTTTAGTAATTATACCGAAGGCGTTATTCTTAATTCAAGATTATTGAGCGACGAAGAACACGAATGGTTTTTTGAATTGATCAAAGCACATTCTATATATGTAGAACAAAAAATAAATAACGTGACATATTACGTACCAGCGACGATCAAAGACACGACATATCAGCCGAAACAACACAAGGTTGATGGGTTGCAAAACGTACAAATAGAACTTCAGTATTCATACGACAATATAAAGATTACTAAATAATGGCTACACAACGTACACAAATATATTTTGAAGGTGTTGCATTAGATTTGGATAAAAATGTTGATGTAGATTTTACGTATTCAATCACAGATATAGCAGATTTTGAAAGGCGTACTACCACATTTTCAAAAACGATTTACATTCCTGGAACTGGTCATAATAACTTTTTGCTTGGCACGTACTTTGATTTAAATATTTCTAATCCATTCGATCCTTTAGAAAATAATATCGGTGTTAATTTCAATCCATTAAAGAAAGCATTTGCAAAAGTCACGCTTGACAATGTTGAAATATTTGCAGGTGTTTTAAGGCTCTTAGAGATAAAATTTATCAATGGTGAACTAATATACGAATGTGCGTTGTTTGGCTCACTCACAGGCTTGTTTAGTGCATTAGGTGAGCAATTACTTACCGATTTAGATTTGGATGACTTAACACATGATTATAATTTAACAAATATTAAAAATACATGGGATAATAGTATAGATGACAAGTATATTTATCCTTTAGCGATGTATGGATTAGGAACAACACCGACCGACGATTCCTATTCGGTATTTAATTTTAGACCAGCGATAAAAGTAAAAGAAGTATTTGATCGTATAATCATACAAAACGGGTATACGTATAATGATACTTTATTTGATAGTAACAATTTAGACAAGCTAATTTTATTAAATAATGAAGAAAGTTTAACTTCTTATGGTGGTCAAATTGCAGATGTTACTTTTGATTATAATATATTTGATTTTACCGATCCATTTTCACCACCGACAAGCACTTTTTATTTCAATACTGCAATCGCTTCAGGTGTTTTAGCTATTGATGAAACTACTGGTGGTCTTTCACGTATCAAAAACATATCAGCAGGTAATATATCTATTACTTTTAATTTAACTTTTGATTACAATACTAACCTTGACGCTGGTGAAAGTATTTCAATAGTCGCAAGTCAAAGAAATGATGCTTCAATAGGTACTGAAATTGCAACGTTTGAAAATCAAATATTTAGTTTCTTTCCTGGCACTGGTTCTTTCAATAGTGCGTTCACTGTTACACTTGCACCAAATGATGGTCTTAATTTTCTTGCAAAAACAAACGCATTTTCACCACCGATTTTCATGATTGAATTTTTTGATACTTCACGATTATCAGTTGGTGGTATTGATGACACAAAGAAAACAAATTTAATTTATGGTAGTGAAATAACTGGTCGGTCAATCGTTCCTGAAGGTGTACGACAATCAGATTTTATAAAGTCAATAATCAATAGTCTTAACTTGTATATTGAAAGCGATCCACAAAACGAATTTGATTTACGATTCACACCATACCCAGAATTTTATTCAAATACTATAATTGATTGGACAAATAAAATGTCTTTGCGTGACGGAGTTATAATTAAACCACCTTCGGAGTTTTTACCTTTAAAATATTCATTCAATTATAAAAATGATGTTGATTATTATTCAAAATTTTACTTAGCGAAGTACGCAAATAATTACGGAAACTATTCATACCCGACAGGTACGGAATTTAGTAGAGAGGACAATGCAACAGAATTAATATTAAGCATTTGCCCACTTATAAAGAATGATTTCAATAATCGTGTTTATTCAGCAATGTTTGATCTGAATCAAAACGGAACATATAAGCAAATACGTACAAATCCAAAGATTGCTTTTTATGGTGGTGTTAAAGCTACGTCAAGCTACACGATAAAGAATGGTGCAACTACATTAAGTACCGAAACTGAATATCCGTATGCTGGTCATATTTTAGATTTGGATTCGCCTTCAGATGGATCGCTTTGGGATTTAGCGTTTGCTACACCGAGTGAAATTTATTTTGATTTAGCAGTATACCCAGCCGAAAATTTATTTCAGCAATATTATCTTGATTTCATGACTACCAAAACTAATAAAGACGCTAAACTTGTTACTTTATATTTGTTATTAAATACAGTAGATGTGATGAACTTGGATTTTAAAGATATTATTAGAGTTCAAAATGGAATTTATTACTTGAATAAAATTGATGGATATAACCCATTAAGTAATTCATTGACAAAAGTTGAATTAATTAAAATACCATAATGGCGACAGAAGAAATTGCGTTTAAGATAACAACCGATAGTAGTCAGACCGAAAAATCTGTAAAGTCCATAAAGACAGAACTTCGTGAAGCGACACAAGAAGCGTTAAATTTATCACGAAAGTTTGGTGATTCATCTAAAGAAGCTATTCAAGCACAACAAAAAGTTGCTGATTTAAAAGACGAAGTCGGTGATTTTCGTGATCGTGTTGAAGCATTAAATCCAGACGCTAAATTCAAAGCATTTTCACAAACTTTGCAAGGTGTCGCTGGTGGTTTTGCTGGTTTACAAGGTGCGGTTGGATTGTTCGGTACTGAAAGTGCTGAACTTGAAAAGCAACTATTAAAAGTTCAAAGTGCGTTAGCTTTATCCGAAGGCTTGAATAGTGTTCTTGAATCAAAAGACGCATTTAAGAACTTAGCCGTAGTAATAAAAGGCAACGTATTAAAAGCATTCGGAAGTTTACGTGGTGCTATTATAGCGACAGGAATAGGTGCAGCAGTTATTGCAGTCGGTTTATTAGTCGCAAACTTTGATGCCGTTAAAAAGGTAGTTTTAAATCTTATTCCTGGACTTGCAAAGGTTGGTGAATTTATAGGCAAGTTAGTCGACCAAGTCACGGACTTTGTAGGTGTAACAAGTGAAGCTGAACGTGCTTCCGATAGGCTTACAAAATCCACTAAAGGTCGTAACGAAGAAATAGATAGGCAGATTAAATTACTGTCGGCTCAAGGTGGCAAAGAATCAGAGATTGCTAAACTACAAAAAGAAAAAGCTTTTAATGACTTAAAAGACTTAGAAGCACAAAAGAAAGCTAATAAAATTTCAGGTGATGAATTTGTAAAGAATAGAAAAGATTTAATCAATGAAATTAAAGTAGTCGATGCCGAAGAAGCAAAGCGAATAAAAGACGAACAAGTAAAAAAGTCTGAAGAACAAAAAGCAGCAAACGCTAAAGCAATACAAGATAAAAAAGAAGCTGACGAAAAGAAGAAGAAGGATGACGAAGCAATAATAAAAGCAATACAAGACGAAGCAAAAGCTAAAAAAGAAAAGCTTGAATTAGAAGCAGAATTTGAGGCTCAAGCTATTGCAGATTTTGGTGCAATTGATCAAGAAAAGTCAGATATAAAAGATGCTTCAAGTTTAAAAGACGAAGAACGTGCTTCATTTGGTGCAAAATTACTTGAAAACAATTTTAATAAAAGTAAAGAATTAGCAGCTGCCGATTTAAAAATAAAACAAGAAAAAGCAAAAGGCGAAATAGACTTATTGTTTGCCGTTTCAAATACTGCTGGTCAAATTGCTGACATATTAGGGAAAGAAAGTCAAGCAGGTAAAGTCTTAGCCGTTGCACAAGCATTGATAAATACTTATTTAGGTATTTCAGCAGGTGTGAAGTTAGGATTCCCAGCTGCTATTCCTGCCGTTCTCGCTGCAAGTGTTACAGGTTTTAAAGCTGTCAAAAGTATAATGGCGGTAAACATTCCTGGCGGTGGTGGTGGCGGTTCGATGCCTTCGGGTGCTTCAAGTCCAGCTTCATTTGCGACGGCTATGACTGCACCAATTCAATCGGGCGTGAATGTTCAACAAACGGCATTAACTCCAAATGGTAATGGTGTAAACTTACAAAATCAAACAGTTATAAAAGCGTATGTTGTTGAAAGCGATATTACAGATAGTCAAGACAGAATAAATAAAATCAAGGCAGCAGCCACAATCTAAAAAAATATGGATTTACCAATTTATAAATTAGTTATCAGTTCGGACATGTCCGACGATTCAGAAGTTGATTATATCGCTTTAGTTGATCGACCAGCTATTCAGAAAAACTTCTTAGCGTTTAATGAGCGTTTAAAATTTGAAGTAATAAGCGAAGATAAACAGATTTTATCTGGTGCTTTGATGTTGGCAGATGTGCCGATTTATCGCAACAATGAAGAATTTGGTGAACATTACGTGGTATTCGATGCGGAAACTATTCAGCAAATAGCAGAAAAATTCTTTAAGCGTGGTTATCAATCAAACGTAAACGAGATGCACGACGCAAATAAAGCCGTTCAAGGCGTTACAATGTTTGAATCTTGGTTAGTTAATCACGAGATGGGAAAAATGCCGATAAAAGGCTTTGAAGATGCAAAAGACGGATCGTGGTTCGGTAGCTACAAGGTTGATAACGCCGAAGTATGGGCAAAAGTAAAATCAGGTGAGTTTCAAGGTTTTAGCGTTGAAGGCATTTTTGGATATTCCGACATCGTTAAAAAAGAAGATGACGCTATGATTGAAAAAATAAAAGAAATTTTAAGATCAGCTGGTATTTAAGATGCAATAAATTAAATCAAGTATATATATTAATTATTAATCAAAAATTATGAAGGCAAAAGAAGCATTAGAACAAATCAAAAGTTTGTTATTTGCAGACGAAGCGGTTGTAGTTGATGAAGTGGTTACTGAATTTGCTGAAGGCGTTTTAGTCGACGGTACAATCATTAAATTCGACAAGTTAGAAGTCGGTGGAATGGTTTCGGTAGTAACTTCTGAAGGCGAAATTCCTGCACCAGTTGGCGAACACGAACTCGAAGACGGAACTGTGATAGTAATCGCAGAAGCTGGTGTGATTTCAGAAGTTAAACTTGTTGAAATGGAAGAAGAAGTTGTTGTTGAAGAAGAAATGGCAGTTGAGCCAGTTAATTACGATTCAAAGTTTGAAGAAATTAACCAACTTTATAACAGTAAATTTTCAGAAGTTGAAGCAAAAATTGAATTTTTGAATGACATCACAAAAAAGATTGTTGAATTTATGGATGCATTTGCACAAGTAGAATCAGCAGTTGAAACACAGAAGCCAAAGAATACGTTTTTGGCTCATAACAAAGTATCTAAAGCAGATGCTTTTAAAAATTTACAAAATATTTTTCAAACAATTAAAAACTAAAAGACTATGGCTTTAGATTTAACTGGTTTAACCAACTATGTAAAAGAGAATGAGCAACAACTTGCAACCGCTCTTGTATTTGCCCCAAAGACTGCTAAAATAATTGAAGCAGCTGGAAATGTTCAGGTAGGTATCAAATCTTCTGAAAAAATTAACCTAATGGCTACCGATGCAGTTTTTCAAGCTGGTGGCACTTGTGGTTTTTCTTCAAGCGGTACGACTGCTTTCACGCAACGTTCACTTGCACCTGGAAAAATTAAAATCAATGAATCAATTTGCCCTAAATCATTTGAAGCTAAATATACTCAAAAGGCTTTGCGTGCTGGATCAATGTATGATTATATGCCGTTTGCTGACGAATATTCTGCAAAGAAAATAGAAGTTATCGGTGCAGCTTTAGAAACTTCACTTTGGCAAGGCGACACTGGTTCTGGTGATGCACAACTAAACAAGTTCGACGGATTGTTGAAATTGATCGCACCTGCTGGTGTACCAGTTGCTGGTGTTGTTGATGGTAACGTTGCAAACGTTGCTGCTTTGACAAGTGGAACTATCATAGCTGCAGTTGATGCAGTTTATGCTGCTATTCCTGCTTCAATCGTTGCAAATGGTGATGTTGCTATATTCTTGGGAATGGATGCTTTCAGACTTTACACAATCGCTCTAAAGGATGCTAACTTATTTCATCACGCTGCAGAAGCAGTTGATTTTGAATTAGTTATTCCAGGCACAAGCGTTAAGTTAATCGCAGTTAACGGATTGAACGGAACTGATAAGCTTATCGGAACTCGTATTTCAAACCTTTATCTAGGTGTTGACTTGCTTAACGAAGAAGAAAGATTTGAATTGTTCTACGCTAAAGAAGCTGACGAAATGCGTTTCGTTGCTGAATTCAAGATGGGTGTTCAATATGCATTCCCAACCGAAATTGTTTACTGGCAAGAAGGTGGTGTTGCTTAATTAATTCTAATATTTAAACCAAAGAGGGTAGGTGGATGAACTGCCTACCCTTTTTTAATACTCAAAAATATGGCGTGTGCATTAACTCAAGGATATGTCTTAGACTGTAAGGATTCACTCGGTGGATTGAAAGCAGTTCTATTCATTGAAGCTGGTAACGTGACAACAGTAACTGAAACCGCTGGGGTTGTTACTGCGATTACTTTAGCAGCTACTAAATTTTTTCATAAATACGAACTTGTAAAAGAAACATCTTCATTTACGGAAACCATTACTGCTTCAATTCAAAATGGTACTATATTTTATGCTCAAGAATTAAGCGTAATCTTAAATAAGCTTCAATCAAATACAAGAAATGAAATTCTTCTTTTGGCTCAAAATAGTTTGATCGCTATCGCTGAAGATAAGAATGGTAAATATTGGATGCTTGGTAAAGTTGGTGGTTTAGACATCACAGGCGGAACTTCTGCTTCTGGTGTTGCAACTGGTGATCGTAGCGGTTACGAACTTACATTCGGTGGTCAAGAATCTGCACTTGCACCTGAAGTATCTTCAGGAATCATTGCTGCTTTGTTAGACTAATTTAATAAGTGGGTAGGGTTTAAAACCCCCACCCACTTTTTAAATTTATTCCAGCTTCGCCAAACGAAGTTTTATTTTCTTTGTATTCAAGATGTAGATCATGCATCATATCAAGAATACTTTCATCTTCTTTCAATAAAGTTTCTTCCAAAAAAGTAGCGTATTTACTTTTTAACTGACCAAAATATCTTGTTGTAATTAATGCGTTATAAACTTCTTCCTTAGTTTCTGAATTTGGCAAATCGTTAAACTTTTTAACGTAATCTGCGTGAATCTTATCCCAAATCATGCTCAAATAAATTATAAAGGTCTAAAAAAGAAACATTTTGATAATCAGCTAAAATAAGTTGTAAATTATAAACAGTTTTATAAGTTAGATCGTCAATAAATTTATTTTTTTTTAAGTCATTAATTATGTATTCAATAGTCTTTGGATAACTTAAAGCTTCGTGATTTAACTTTTCAAGATGCTTAGATTTCAAGCGTTCAAATAATGTTTTCATTTGCTTCGATTTTTTTAAAATTTTTCATAATCCAATCAATTAAAAGTGCAAATAATAGAGCTACTATTATTGGTGAAGCACAGAATAAAAATACAATTAAATCCATAATTTTTTTGTTTAGTGTTCAACAAAAGTAATATGATTAATTAATACTTTTGTCATAAAATTGTCATAAAGTGTAATAATTTAAAAATATTTTTTATGATGTTTTTATGATAGTTTCAGCATAGTTTCACCATACTTTCACTAAACTTTAGTGAAACGTTGGAAGTTTTTCAAAATAAAACGCAGAAAATAATTTTGTAACTTATTGATATTTAAACTATTATAAAAAATGTAACGCATTCAGAATGTGTTCGTAACACTCCTAAAGTAAAGTAAAGTAAATAGAATATATATATATGTGTTTTTTGTACTTAAAATTTATATTTATAATTAATGATACTACTTGAAAAAGGCACAGTAAAAGAAATGATTTTATCGCTTGGAGTTCTTGCGATTGAAAGCCCTATATACCTTTTTGAATTCGTTAACGATATACGAAATGATCTTGTAACTTTTCAAGCAATTAATACAAGTTTATACATCGATCGGTATTCAGAATTTGAGATTACAGTAAATGATTATTTTTTAAATGAGACCGAAGGGTTTTGGACTTACAAAGTTTTTGAATATCAAGTCGATCCGTTAATCAAAAATTTATTAGAAATCGGTAAAATGAAATTAACTGGCGAAGCTTTTGCATTCACTTCATACGATGGGCAACCAGAAAACTTTATAACATACAATTAATGGCAACACTTACAGGCGAATTAATTTCGGAAACATACGACGCACTATTAAAAGTAACTGATAATAGTGTAATCACTGGCGTTAAAAAACGAATAACCGATGGGTTTGGTAATTCAACACCTTTACTTCTTTCTTCAACTGATTTAGAAGTTGATGGAAATTTTATTTTATCAGCTTCAACAAACGCTGCAAGTGACACCGATAAATTCTTGGTTTTAGACACTACGACTGTTAAATACAGAACTGGTAGTCAAGTTCTTTCTGATATTGGTGGTCAAGGTACTATAACTTTAACCACAACAGGCACATCGGGTGCAGCGACTTTAATAGGCAATACTTTAAATGTGCCTAACTATGCAGATGGGGGTGTTTTATCTTTAGGTGCAATCGGTTCAAGTCCAAATGCAAATGCTGGAACAATCACAGGCACAGTCTTGAACCTTGAACCAGCATCTGCATCATTCGGTGGGGTGGTCACAACAGGAACACAAACGATAGCAGGTGCTAAGACATTGACTGGTGCGTTGGTAGGTACAACAGGTAGCTTTGCATCTAATGGTGGTAGCGATACCTTTACTATCAATCATTCAAGCGGTGCAGGTATTGCGTTAAATATTACAAAGGGTGGGGCTGGCGAGGGTATTTATGTTAATAAGACTTCGGGAAGTGGTAATGCGGTTACAATTATAGGAACGCTAAATGCTACAAGTTTGGTTAAGTCAGGTGGCACATCTGCTCAATTCCTAAAAGCCGATGGCACAGTAGATTCTACTGCCTATGGCACAGGAAGCGTTACAAGCGTCGCTGCTTTAACTTTAGGTACTTCGGGTACTGATTTAAACTCTAGCGTAGCAAATGGCACTACGACACCTGTAATTACTTTAAACGTACCAAATGCAAGTGCAACTGCAAGAGGAGTTATTACCACAGGCTCACAAACAATAGCTGGTGATAAAAATTTTACAGGAAATATTGCTGCTCAGCAAATTGCATCTAATCTTACAAGTGGTTATGCTTTTTTTACAAATAATATAACCAATGGTTTTGGTGGATATTTTGGCGTGAGTGGAACAGGTTCTCATAGTATTTATGCTGGAGCAGCTAGTGGCAATTCAATTCAAGCACGTAATAATTCAAGCACCTACGCAACTATAAATGTAATAAATGATGGGTCGGGAAACATTGCTACTTTTGGAAATTCAGGCATAGGACTTGCTTCTATTACAAATACAGGAGGTGCAACGCTTACAGGAGCCCTCACAGGAACAACTGCTATGTTTACGAGTAGTATTGGCAATACTGTTTCTTCAACTAATTCAGCTACTGGTGGACTGGCTTTTTATGGCTTATCTTCTGCTGGTGGTGGTGCTCAATTTCAATCAAGTGATGCTGGGTCGGCTGGATTAATTGCACGAAATTCAGGAAGCGGTGTAATTCAGTATTGGATGGGTAAT